TCTTCTGCTTGTGTATATGCATTGTTATATATTTCTGTTCTTTGTTTATCTATTTTATTGTATTTAAATCTTAGATCTGTTAATGCGTGTTCTTGTTTAACAGGATCAGTTATTGTATCTTTTATTTGTTTTTCGTAATAAGTTAATGGAGGTAAATTAGTAACAGGATTAACTTCTACATATTGTTTACCATTAACGTATGCATAATCAATATCATCATTTATAACAAGTAAATCGTTACCAATTGCATTTACATATTTATATTGTTGGTCATTTTTTATTTTTATATCTTCTTCTAGATTTTTTATTTTTACTAACAATTTTGCTTTTTTTTCAACATAAACACCTTTACTTTTCATACGACTGTTTTTTTCTTTTAACACAGCTAATTTGTTTTTCATAGTTTTAACATCTGATGCGTATACATTTTCTATTTCAGCAAGAAATGAACTATTAAAATTTTCCATTACTTTTTTATTTATTTCTACAAAATAGTTTGAATCATTGTTATATCTTTCTTTATCTATATTTGCTTCTTTAATTGCATTTGAATACAACGTGTCAGCTTTTTTGACTCCTAATTTTTGTATTGCAAATAAATGTGCTGTTGCGTGTTGTGGAATAATTTGGTTATATTTAGTAGAACTTGGGTTGTAATATATTGATTCTGCTCTTTTTTGTTGTAAATCTTCTATAACTTCGTCTTTAGTTGCGTTTAAATTCTCTGATAAATTAGCGTTATTACCATCTAAAACTGCCGATCCATTTCCATCGTCAGTTGTATTATTACTGTCTAATTTTAATACAAAATTAGCTTGACTTAAAAAATTATTGTCGTTGGAATTTCCTTTGTAATCTAAAACATTATTACATATTTTTACAGCACAAAATTCATTTTGACTTTTTTCTAATTGATCTAAACTTTTTATTAATGTTTGACCATCAACAGTTGAAATTAATATGCCGTTTGATTCAAAACCTTCTGCGTGTCTTGCAAAATATCTTTTACCCAATTCTTCTTCATTATTATCACTAAACCATTTCACGGCTGCATCATGTATATCATTTGAATATTCTTTAACCATTTCTAAATATTGAAAACTAATATCACCTTTTGCTGGATCTATATTCCAATTTTTCATTATTGCGTATTGTTGTATTTCTTCTATGCCACTAAAAAAATTTTGCCAATGGTCACTATTAGGATCATTAAATGTAGTAATACTACTAATTGAATTTAATTTATGAACATTAATTTTTGATTTATTTTCTAATTCTATGGCATTACGTTGTTGCTTTATAGAATGTTGTGTCATTTTACTTTGCGCTGCTTTAGTTGACACTAATGCCATATTTTCAAACAAATATTTAATTTGATCATTACTTGCCTTGTCTGAATATGACGTTAAAAGCTCATTTATATTGTTATTAGCAACGTCATAAACAGTATTACCATTTTCTTTGTCAACTGTTTCTATTGCTCCAAAACCTTCTGTAGCAAGATAATTTTCTTTTTCTTTATCTAAATCTACAGAATATTCGTTATAAAGTTTTTTTGCTTCAGCATCGTTATATTCTGCTTGTAATTTTATAGCAATATCTGCAACATTTCTTTGCGCTTGACTAAACCTTTGTATGTCATCTGTAACAGTATCTTTTACAGGTTCTATACTGCCACCAGTAAATTGTGGTGCTGACCCAATTTCTAATCCTACTTCTGGTGTTTGTTGTAAAGGTACTTTTGCCATAACTATTTTTTCCAGAATTCTGAGGGTAAACCAGAAACAATAGAACTAGCACCTGTTAAAAAGGTACTACTCATGTCCATAATAGGACTTATAGAAGAAGCAGTAGTAAACAAATTATCAGCAGACATACCGTACATATCACCTCTAATACCCATGTTAACTGCTTGTCCTCGTTTAGTATTCATTGCTCTTACTTTATTTGTATTCATTGTTAATCTGTCTATTTCTTTCATTAATTCAGCACTAGCAAAAACATTTGCAGTACTACCAACACCCATTTGTATACCTCGTGCAGCAAAAGATGCTTTAGATCTTGATATAGCTTGACCTGCTTTCATAGTGCGTATTGCTATTTGTTTGTTATATGCCCTTCCTATATGTTGCGCTTGGCTTTCTAACATACGTTTATTAAGTTGCGCCATATCACGTTGATGTTCAAAATTTAACGCTTTACTTCTTGCTAAATATCTTTCTGTATTTGCTTTAGAACCTGCTCCAATTATGCCAGTAAGCATACTTGAAACGCCTAATCCAAGACCTAATTTATCTCCTACTCCTAAAGCTCCAAAATTTAATGCCATTGTTGTACTTACCTCAACGCTGCCTTATTTTTTTAGTATATATAAATAATATCTGTTTACGGTCACACTATCCACCAATAGCTACTTCTAAAGTTAATGCTACTACTGTTAAAGGTAATGGATCAGTTTGTCGTACAAATAACTGGCCATTGTCTTGCCAAGTAGGAGTTAACATAATTTTTATATCTTGTGTTTTTAATCTTGGTGGTTCACCATATGGTTCTGTAGTTCTTTGTTTTGCTTCTATTAATTTGTCTGCACTAGGGCCAGCAAAAATACCAGAAGATTCTAATACTCTTAACCAAACATGATTTATATTTTTTACTCTACCCTGACCAAATGCTTCTACTTGCAGAGCTAAAGGTAAACTTTGCAAATCACTATTATATTGCAAACCTATATGAGCAACACTGGCAGCACGTTCTAAAACTATTGTGCCACTACTAACTACTCTTTGTGGATGCACAGCACCGTCTGCCAATATGCTTACAGTTTTACCTTCTAAATAATTAAGACCTGATATTGTATTTCTTGCAACTTCATAAGATGTTAATCCTGTGTTGCGTAAAGGTGCTGGCAAATCTCTTTCTAATTTTGCAGTTGCTACTGTTGCACTTGTAGTAGATATAATTACACATCTATATGTCTCTATACCATCTACTATAACTATTGCATCATCTACATCAGCTACACTTGGTGGTGGATTAAATAAATTATAGTTAGTTGTTACTGTAACGCTTTCACCTCTTGTATAGTTTGTACCGCCAGAAATAGTTACAGTGCGAGAATTATCTGTATTTGTACCATCATATGTAGAACCAGAATCAACAAAAAAACTATCACGTTGGGTTGCATAGATTCTTGTTCCCATACGTTCTATATATCTTTTTGACGCACCATTAATAGTTCTTTTTATAACGCAATAAACTACATCATCTGCACCTTCAGAAACTACTGCTACGCTTTCAAATAAACCATCAGTCTCATGTTGATGCCATGCACCTATTTGTTGTTCTGGTACATATGTAAGTCCTAATAATAAACCTTGATTATTTACAAACCAAACTACAGGCAATGGTGCTTTTGCCATACCTATATCTACAATTTCAAAATTATCAAATAAATGTGCTGCTCTAATTGATACATCACCTGTAATAAAACCATTAGCTTGCCAGTTGTACCCTAACTCTCTAACGTGGCCACCACGAGATGCAGCATAAACCATGCTGTTATTAACAATTACTGGCTGTGCATTGTTTGCACCAACATACGATTGTGGTTTTACCGATATAGATGTAGGTGTTATAGCGTCACTGTTTACAGAAGTCACACGCCATTCTGCTGACCCTGTAAGCATAAGTAAGTTTGTTAATGGAACTATATGTCTAATAGTATTTGCTTCACGAGCAGCAACTCTAAACTCAATACGGTCATCATCTCGTATAGGTAAACCAAAAGACATATTACTTTCAGTACCTGATTTAGTCATCCATATATTTTGCGGTGCATTATTTGTACCTGCAAACACTCTGCGTTGTTCAAAATAAGATACAGCACCGGGATAATTACCGCTACCTACAAAATCATTTTCATATATTGGTGGCGTTACAGAAAAATCTGGCCCTATGTTGTCATCAATAATAGTTGTAGCAGTAGTTTCTCCAATAAATCCATATATACCACCTTGATTTTTATAAACTCTATATCTATCAGCAGCAGCTACTGCATTCCAAGTTACTGTATTTTTTGCACCAGTTACAAAAATATTATTATTCACAGATGCAGAACTAGATTGTGCGCTTTCGTCTACTAAATTTGCTGCGATAGAAGTAACTACATATTCGTGCGCTTGATAAGTATCAGTGTTAATACTGGCAGATGAAGGTATATACGCAGCTACACTAACTCCTCCCGGTGCTGAAATAGGACTACCGAAATCAATTAATTTAAGTTCCCATTTTGTTGCGCCTAATCTTCTTAATTCTCTTGGTGGGTGATTTGGATGTACTAACGTCATAACGTCAGCAGATTGTACATAATGTAAATCAAACAATTCTGCTTCTAAATATGGTGACGGTATTTCATATGTCATATCAGCAGGTAACGCATACCAATTAGTAGCATTTGGTGGTTGGCTATTAGAGTGCGCTGTTTTAGCGTAATAATTTGTACCGCTATATTTTGCTATATCTCCTACTGTATAGTTTGTACCACCGTTCCATGCTGCACCATCTGTATATTGCAAAGTTAATCCTTGAGTATGAAATCTAAAATAGGTATTACCCATTTCAATAACCATAGTTTGCACAGTATTAAAAGTAAATGACAACAATCTTGTAGCTTTAGTACTGTCTTTTACTTCTTTTACAAATTTAAATCCCGGTCTATTCTGTGCTGGCCCTTGTGGTTTAGCAATAAAATTACGCATTTTTGCTGCGCCTTGTTGATATTTAGCATCATCTATACGCCCAAACATTTCTGGTGATACTTCACCTGCTGAAAATGCTTTAGAAAATGTGCGTGTAGTTGGCATAATTTATCTCCCAGATGTCCAAGGAACAATATGTTCTATTGTTATATCTCTTTGTAAATTATCTGCTTGTTTTGCACTAGATAAATATCCTTGCATCATTTCTATACAGCGTTTTGCTTCTGCCATGCCTTGATCACCTTTTATTATTGGCCCTGCAAGCATTGATGCTAAATGCCAAGACAATGTATTTATAAATAAAGGTGGAAATAAAGTCGAATCAGTTATTAATGCTTGATATCTCAACATTGCATTTTCTTGGTTTGTATAAATATATGATCCCTCTATTGCAAACTGTTGTGGTGTATATTGTCCAGCTACTATTGTCGGGGCATAGTTAGATGTTATACCACCGGGTGTATCACCAGCAGACATTCTTGTAGCATAATCATTTTGTGCTGTCGGAGATATTATTGCAACAGCCGACATCATGTCAGCAGGTGCTGCATATGCATAATCCCATTGATCCAATGTATTAGTAGTTAATGCTAAACTACCTCGTTTAGATGCAAAACTCCATGTATGCATTGCCAGCAAACTGTTTCTTGCTATTGGATAAAAACGTGCAGCTTTTTCCGCTTGTGCCGATCCTTCTGGTGGGGATAGCGTAGCTATTGTTGCATCATCACCCAAATTTGCTAGGGCAAGATTGCAAATATCTACTTCAGTT